CCGCCAGCGCGTCTTCGGCGACGACGTCCACGGCGGCGTTGACGGTTTCGCTGCCGCCCGTGATGCCGGTGGCCATTTCTTCCACGGCCGCTTCGTAGGCGGCGTTTGCCACGGTGGTGATGGCCGTCTGCACGGCTTCAGTGTTGGCGTTGTTTGAGCTAATACCGCTGGCGATGGCCTTGCACACGGCTGCGCCTACGTCGGTAAACTTCGATGCGCTCGCCTCGCCCCAGCCCATAAAGCCGGTGCCCGCCACTCCAAAGGCGGTGTTCAGTGCTGCGACCACCGCGTTGAACACGGTAGACGCCCCGCCACTGAATGTACTCTCCGTGGCGGCGCTCAAGCCGTCGTTCAAACCCTTGGCGACGCCTTCGCCGAACGCCTTGGTCTTTGTGCTGTTCCCTTCGCCGACGCCCAGTTCGGTCTTAAAGGTGTCCAAGACCGTTTGCGCCACGCCCTTGACAGTTTCTTTCAGCGCGTCTTCGTTCTCGGTGATGCCGCTCTGCATTCCCGACATGATTTCCTTGCCGGCGTCTTTGGCTTCCTTGCTCTCTTCGCTTTCACTGCTGCCAAAGCCGAAAATGGACTTGATAGCGTCCCAGATTTTACCAAAGATCGCCTTCACGGCGTCGCATACGGCGTCCACCGCTTCGGTGAAGCCCAGCAGCAGGCCGTCAAGGATAAATCCGCCCGCTTCTTTCGCCACCGTGGACGGGCTGTTGATGCCGAAAACGCCCTTGATGGCGTCCCAGATGCCGGTGAAAACGCCCTTGATGCTTTCGATCAGAGATGAAACGGCAGCAGTTAAGCCATCCACAAGGCCCTGAATCAGGTCAAGGCCAAGTTGAATCCAGTCGATTTCACCCAGCGCCGACGTGATCGCTGAAATGACTTCCGGCATTTTAGCAATCAACGTGGGGATCGCTTCGCCGATGCCGCTGATAAGGCTGGTCAGGATGCTGGTGCCGGCGGCAAGAATGTCAGGCAGCGCTTCGGTGATGCCCGTGATGATGGTGGTGATGATCTGCGGCAGCGCCTCCACCAGCGTGGGGATGGCTGTCGTGATGCCGTCGATAAGGCTGGTCAGGATGCCAGTGCCGGCGGCAAGGACGTCGGGCAGCGCCGTGGTAATGGCGTCAAGAATGGCCGTAATGACCTGCGGCAGCGCCTCCACCAGCGTGGGGATGGCCGCCGTGATGCCGTCGATGATGCTGGTCAGGATGCTGGTGCCCTGTTCCAGCAGCGTCGGCAGCGCCGTGGTGATGGCGTCCGTGATGGTGGTGATGATCTGCGGCAGCGCCTCCACCAAAACGGGAAGCGCGCCGACGATGCCGTCCACGATTCCCTGCACAAGGCCGGCGGCCGACGTCAATAACGTCGGCAGGTTTTCGGCAAGGCCGGTTGCGATCTCCGTCACCATGCTGGCGGCCGCAGGCAGCAGGGTCGGCAGCGCTTCGGCGATTCCATCCACAAGCCCCGTCAGCAGCGACGTCGCAGCGCTGGCCAGCGTGCCGGCGTTTTCCACAAGGAACGTCGCCACGCTGGTAACGATGTTGGTCGCCAGCGCCGTCAGCGGCTCGACGTTGGCCGTGATCGCGTCCACCACGCTTTGCAAAAGCCCCATGGCGGCGGGCAGGATCGCGTCCACCAGCGCCGGCAGCGCTTCCACCACCACGGTGACAGCCGCGTCCAGCATTTCCGTGATGGTGCCCATGTTCTCGCTCAAAAGCGTTTCAATGGTGCCGATGCCCTCCATCAGGGCATCGGCGATGGCCTCGCCGATGATCTTGACGTCTTCCGGCTGGAAGCCGTCGGCCAAAGCGTCGTCGATGGTGGAAAGCGCATCCACCAGCAGCCCTTGCATGTCCTGCGCCAGTGGCAGAAACTCGTTCACGATCTTGCGGCGCACGCCTTCCAGCGCGCTGGCCGCATCGTTATAGCGCACGTCGTTGATCTGCGACAGCGCATCGGTAGACAGGTCGCCGCCCTCCGCGATGCTGGCAAGGATCGGAAGCGCCTGTTCGCCCAAGTCCTCGAATTGCGTGCCGAACAGCGCCACGGCCAGCTGGTTGCGTTCCAGCGGGTCTTCCACGGCTTGCAGCGCGTTCACCACTTGCAGGAAGGCGGCGCGCGCCTGCGGCCCGCCTTCGGCCAGTTCTGCGCTCACATAGGATGCCTGCAAGCCCAGCGCCTCGAAGGCCTCCTTGGTCGTGTCGCTGCCGTCGATCGCGCGGATCGAAAATTCCTTGACCGCGTCGCCCACTTTGTCGATCTGGAAAACGCCGTTCTCCGCGCCCGCGATGAGCGTCTGCATCATGTCGTCGGCGGTCAGGCCCATTTCGGCATACTTCGGCGCGTACTCGCTCAATACGTCCAGCAGATCGCCGTTGCGGTTCGCGCCGTTCTGCGCGCCCACGGCGATCAGGTTATAAGCCTGCTGCGCCGAAATGCCGAATTTGTTCATCAGGGCGGACGCCGCGCGGCTGCTTTCGGAAAAGTCCATGCCGAACGTGTCGCGCAGCAGATAGCCGCTTTCAGTAGCCTTGCGCAGTTCGTCGCCCATCAGGCCGGTGTTCGTGCGCGTGGTGGCCAGCGCTTCGTTGACGTCGGAAATGTTGTCCCCGAAATTGTTGCGGTACACCTCTTGCGCGATGCCGCCCAATTCCTCAAGTTCCTGCCCCGTCGCGCCCGTCTGTGCGGACAGCTGGTTCGTCGCCTGCTGATAGTCCGTGCCCAGCTGGACGACCTCTTTTGCGCCCGCCAGCGCCGCAGCGGCCAGCGCTGCGATGGCGGCAGCGGCAGCTTCCAGCCCGGCCTTC